TCTGAATATCAGACTGGGCTTTGGCTTGGTCTGCTTGGATCTCTGCTTGTGTCCTTTCCATGAGAGATTTTGCTTCAAGTTCTGCCAACTGCTGAGCATATTGTAGCGGATTCTGTTGGCCTTGGCCTTGCTGCATTGCCTGCAGTGCACGGATTGGTGCCATCTGAGGTGCTTGCTGAACGACCTGTGCAGCTCTCTGAGAAATGAGCATATCCATCTGAGGATCAATGTCCTCAAACTTAAATTTAGGATCACGCAGATTCGGCAAGTTCGGCAATGGCACACCAATGCTTGATTCCATACGCTGACGATACAACAACGCAATGTGCTCTGCGACATGCGCAATCAAGATTGGTTGCATCGCTTTGGCTGCTGGGTTGCCTGCGAGAGAAGGATCTTGCATAAACTGAAGATGAACTGCAATGTGGGCTTCGTGATCTTGTTCTGGGAATGCTTTAATTGGCTTGCCATACATCACTGACATGTTCTCATCAATCGGGTCAGTGCGTGGTGCCTCATCAGGCTTCTTCAAAACTTCGTCAATGTTGGGGATGCGGATCGCCTCATACATACGCTTGTAGGCTTCATACAAGTCATGTAGTTGGGGAGCTGAACGAGCCATTTCAAGGATGGCCTGTGCTTGGGCGATCCGCTGTGCTGTGCTGAAAATGTTTGGATCTGACACAGGGATGATGTCAATCCGATCATTGAAGTCAGCCGCATAGATTGTTTGTGTTGTGCCAGAAACAGCGAACTGGAAAGACTCTGGAAGATTTTCTGCATTGACCTGAGAAAGAAGTTTGAACTCTTGACCCTGAGAATAATGCAGACGCTTGTGGATTGCGGAAAAGGCTTTGCTGCCCTGTTCAATCAGAGCCACTGTTGAACCGACTGGTGCATTCGGGTTGACATCACCGACATTCATGTCAGATGTGCTTGCGAACCTTTGGCCAGACTCAACAATAAAGCCCATCAACTGGAACAGAGTGCTGCTTGGCTCTTTGAATGGGAGTGGCATGACTGCTTTGTTGACATCATCAACAGTTGCGTCTAGGTCAACGAACTCTCCAGGATTGACATCAATCTCGCCACCGCTGACTCTGCCTTTCAGTTTGAAGCCACCTTGCATGTTGGCGAATGCAGCTGAGTCAAGCAATGCTCTCAATGAGCCTGTGGCTGCTTTGCCTAGACCACCAATCATGTGGTAAAGACCAAAGCCATAAAAACCAACACCAGGAAGAAACTTGTAACTTATAAACCAATCCCTACGCTTTTTTCTTTCGTCATCTTCACGCCAGTTGCGTCTGACTGCAACGATCTTTTCAGAATCATAATCAATCGTAATGACATAAGGCAACATGACTAAGTTTTCGGTGTCTTCGTCTTCAATGCCGTCCAGACCTTCAAAAGCCTCATAGACATGCATCTCAAGCAGAGTCATTACTGCGTCTTGTTCGTCATCTCCATATGGGTTGACACCTTCAATGTCCTCAGCTGTTGAGCCTGAGGGATCAATGCCATCGCCATCATACTTAGTCGGTAAATACCAACCTGCCTCAACATATCTGTTATAATCATTTTTCGGGATGCGGATGACTTGGGTGTAGCGTGGGGAGGTGAAAAGATCTGTGCTTTCTGGTGCAACAACAAAGTCCTCAGCCTTCACAAACTTTGAACATTGCCGTTCAAGATTGGCGTCCCACCAGACCTTTTTGAAAGTTTGACCGACCAACGGAAGTTGAAACAACATCTGATCAAGGTCAGGAAAATACTCAGGCATCTCCTGAGTGATTTGATAATTCATAAAGTCTTTGACACGACGAGCCTGTTCTTCAGTTGCTTCGTCTGGCTCGCCAACAATGGTCGTTTTGACTGGACCACCTGCGGGATACAACTCTGCGATCGCTCTTGCATTGAATTGGGTTGCTGCTTCAGCGATGAGCGGATGAACAACTGTGCTCAAGCCACGTGTGGCTCGCTCCTCTTCAGACTCCTCAAGCCCACCATCTGGGTCAAGAGTCTTGAGTCCATTTTTGTATCGCTCTTCCCACTCGGAGCGAGCAGATCTGTCAGAGTCAAAATATTTAATTAGGGTTGATGCTTTGCGATCAAGTTCTCTTTCTTCAATTACCTCAGCCAAGTTTGCATCAAATGCTGTGCTGATCTCATCAACAAAATCAAGAGAAGGGTCGCCAATGAGAACTTCATCCTCTCCAAATGATTCAACCTGCAGGTCGTCTGCAGGTGCTGATTCCGCAAATGGGATTGCGTTGGGTTGAAATGGGATTGGTTCTCTAGCCATATAATGTCACCCTCTTTTTCGGTAGGTCATCCTCGTCTTCGTAATCTTCAGAATGAGTAACAAACCAACCTTTTCTCAATCTGAGCCATGCCTGTGTGCAAGTATCAACTATATCGTCATTATCCCCTGCTGGAAAGGCTGCACAAATGTCTATTAAATTTTTAGCCCATTTTTTGTCAGATGGAAAGTAAATTCTGCCATCTTCTAAAAGAGCAGAACTTGCATGGGCTCTTGCTTCCTTGTCTCTGTCAGGCATATACTCAATTACAGGTATTCCTGCAATTCTTAAATCTTGTAGCAAACTTTGGCCAGAAGCCTTCTTCTCAATCAAAACTGCATCTGGTTCGTAATCATAATATGCCTCTTGAGCAATGCGACGCAACTCTGGGTAAGTGACTCTGTCATACCACATATCAATGACAATCGCATTCATTTGGCCATTCTTGCGGAACACTCCCCATGTTGTGCGAGCGGAATAAGATGTTTTCTCTTTTGTTGAGAATGCAGTATCCCATGACTGAATTACATATTCAATCTCGGGCAGATCATTACTTTCCCATGGAACCCACCATTCAGCTCGCAAGATTCCCCCACCTTTCGGCATTGGGCGTTGCTGCAGTTGTCCCGCTGCGGCATATGAACCCAGTGACCGCTCAAGTTTGGATAGAGTTGTCTCGTCGATTCTTTCTGGCCAAAGGAGCTCGCCTTCTTTTGTGCGTGGGTCTGTGAAGTTGAGCCTTGATTGTGTTGGTGTTGGATGCCCGATTTCATATCGAGCAGGTAAGCATAAATGATCCCAATCATCGTATTCATTCGCCAATATGTGTCCTGTTAAATCATTTTCATGCACTCGCTGCATGATTATAACGAAAGCACCTGTCTTTGGGTCATTGAGTCGGGATTGCATGGCTTGATCCCACCACTCAAGAACACCCTCACGAACTGCGGAGGATTCAGCCTCACGAACATTGTGCGGATCGTCAATGACAATAATGTCGCCACCTTCACCAGTCAAAGCACCATCAACCGATGTCGCAATCCTGTGGCCAGTCTTGTCGTTCTCAAATCTTTGCTTTTGGTTCTGGTCGCCTGTCAAAGCGAATGTTTCGCCGAAATGTGCTTTATACCATGGACTGTCAATCAGGCGTCTGCATTTTACCGAATCTCTTACGGAAAGTGATGATGCGTATGACGCAAACAAAAACCGCTTCTGCGGCTGGATGGTCCAAGTCCAAGCAGGCAATGCAACAGCAACCGAAATAGACTTCATGTGTCTCGGTGGTATGTTGATGATCAATCTCCGAATGTCACCTTCAACAACTGCCTGCAAATGTTCACTGATAGCGTCAATATGCCAGTTGTCATGAAACTCTCGTCCTGGTTCAATTGTTGGCCAAGAGCTCTTGGTAAACTCCTTCAGTGATCTCCTCATCTTCTCCGCTCTCACTTCCGTCAATGACAGCGTGTTCAAGAACTCTTTCAATGGTGCTGAGGTCATTATCACTTAATCTGGAAATATCCAGAACCTTTCTCTCTTCAATTTGTGCTTTCACTTCTACTGCCTTTAGGTCTGGGACGCACTTGCCCAGAAGTGTCTTAGCAGCCATAACACGCAGTTCGGGATCTGCTGCAATTTTGCCAGCCTCAGTGGCCAATCCCTCTGCGTCCTTTGCATAAACAGGGAATATCTCTTTGCCCTGCATCACTGACGCAAGAAAACCAACAGGATCTGCTTGTCCCATGATCCAATTGATTGTTGCGTGGTGATTCCATTTGTATGGTTTTTGCCGAGCCTTTTTCTGGTGTTTCATTGGCTCAACTGATTTGAAACGACCATCCCATTTGTCTGGCTGGATGGGTGGGCCATCCTTGATTGGACGCTTTACGATCGTCTCAGGCTCCACAGGCTTCCGTGGACGACCAAGTTTTTTCTTCTCTTCTGACATGTTTTCAGCCTTTCAACCTTAGTTTCTGTGGTCAGCAGTTAAACTAACTGTCATGATTATTACTTATTTTTGCCAAAAAGAAAAGCCCAGCGTTGTGCTGGGCTAGTTAGGGAGGAGAAATATGAATAAAATCCTTGCTTCTTCTCTTTACGATCGCTCTCTTTGGCCATAAAGTCAAGTTTTATGTTTGGTTGAATTTGATCAGGTCTTGACCATACAAAACCACAACAACTCCTGCTTCTTGACAATTTGTTATAGCACGATGGACAAATGTTCATTAATCCAACCCCAACATCTGGCTCGGATAAACGCATGAGCTGGTTTCAGTCCAATAACTTTCATCCCAAGACTGGCAATTGAGCATGAAGTTGATCAGCGTAAAAGCCATCAACCAAGAAAATGCAACCAAAAAGACCGCACTCAATAAAAACTTAATCATTTTGTCCACCCTCCAATAACTGAATGAGCCAACATGTAGGCGAGGCGACCATTGGCCTCAAAACCCTCCACAACAGTATCAAAGCCAGTCTGCTCTGCAGCCTTTTTGGCTTCACCCAAATCCCTGAACACTTTGTCCTCGATGGACGCATGCGGGATGTTAACGAAACGCAACTTGTAAACCATAATATTTCCTTTCTCAAGAGTTGGAGGGGAGGTTGCCCTCCCCCAATGTTACCTTAAAAGTTGTAGTCGTAAAACTTTCTTGGCTGAGTTGACAGAACATGTTTGCCCATGGCTGACTTCCAACCTTTTTTACCGAGGCGAACTTTCATCACCTGACCCTCTGGGCAAGATCTGTATTTGTAAGTCTGCTTGTTTTGGTTAACGCAATGACCTGAAAAGCCACCAGGAATGATATCAGGCTTAAAATCCTCATCCAACTCAGCAATCATCGCTCTGACTTCAATGGTCTTTGGCGAAACAACACGGATGATCTCAAATGGATAAACATCCGACCAACCATGCATGTTGCAATAGCTGTAATGGATCGGCTCAACCTCATAAGCATATTTTTCATTGTAAGTTGCACCACAACGCCCAACAGGCAACCCATCAATGATGGCTTGGGCTTCTTCAGATGTTTCAAAAGTTTGAACAACATGGGAATCAGTAATGAGACGATCACCACGAAAATCGCTGAAGTAACGAGGCTCACAATCAGCCTTGCGTCCGTCTTCACGAGAGATGATAGTTTCAAAAACTTTGATAGCGTAACGAATAAACATGATTTTTTTCCTTTCTCAGTGTCGTAGGTCATTTCCTACTCTGTTATTATCGGTGATTTTGACAAAAAAGGCAACAAATAAATTGATTTTTATTATCAGTCAAAACAAGGACTTACAAATTTTTAAGAAGAAAGTTCCCAAACACTGGGTTGCGTTTCCCCATGTTTTTGAGTCTGGGAACGCCCAATTTCATTTTTCAATACAAAGACTTACGACCAACCGAAACCAACGAAACCACAAATCTCAAAATTTTACACAACACAACAACAACCCAAAATATTCCCTTATAAGAAAGAGGCCAAGGACGGGTCCAAAAACAGACGATGTTGAAAAGACTGGGATCTTTGGTTTCGCAATTGTTTTTATTGAGGAAGAGTGGTTTCTTTGAAAAATTCTTCTTTTCTTTTGTTTTCGGTTCAGGCATAGTAACCTCGTGACTTGAGCGTGGACATCGTTCAGGACTGTTGGTGGCCTCAGTGCCATGATTAGTGACGCTACCTTGAGAAGCCTCAGTCACACCATTGAGAAAGGATGCTATCATCGTGAATTGTATAAAGTGCAAGAAAAAGACATCAGTGCTTGACTCCCGCATGGACAAAGAGTCAAAAGGCACTCGTCGTAAACGCATTTGCGATTCATGTGGGCACACTTTCAGAACTCTTGAGACAGCGATACTTGAAGGTGCAACCCCACCTAAGAAAAAGGTAACAGCACCAAAAAAGCAACCGACCAGAAGGCAGAAAAAGATTCAAATGAATAAAAGGTTGCAAAAGTTTCGCCGTGAAGAGATCGCTCATCGCATTGATAATATGACGGATGATGAACTTGAAGAGGCAATTTTTTCAGGTGAAGATCTGAGGGAACTTGGCCTAGACTGAGAAAGGAAAAAGGATGCCTAAAGTTTATGTTGTGAATCGACCTGTGAAGAATAAGTTTGGTTGGGTGCCTGATTTGAGTGATGCCAGTAGGTATGGTGCACTTGAAGTTATTTTTGAGCCCAATGACAAACCCCAGTTTCTTCCTGGACCAAGCGTCCAGAAGGCTCGTCGAATCATGAAGGACTTCTCGTCAGAGGATTATCTCCTCTGGCCTGGAGGTGGTGACCCGATTGCTGTGATGATATCATGTATGATCGCTAGCGAAAAGGCCAACACAGTGCGTGTTCTCCGTTGGGAACGCAATATGGAAGAGGGTGAAAGGGATCGCCGTAAAGGTTGGTATATGCCTGTAGCCCTAGAACTGAGAAAGGAAAGCGTATGACAGATATAGATCTGCTTGAGGACGTGGCACCAGCGTCCAATGAACTTGGTGCAATCGCTGACATGGCTCAAAGGATGCATGATCTCGAAGATGAGATCAATCGTCTGGACGAGGCACTGAAGGCAAAGAAGCAGGATCTCAAGATGTTGGCAGAACAGGACTTGCCTGACTTAATGCAAGAACTGAACATCAAGAACTTTACCCTGAGCAATGGTGCAAAGGTTGAAGTGAAAGATGTTATCCAAGCCTCCGTCCCATCCCAAGGTGCGATTGATCGCGTCAAGGATGAAGACGAGCGAGAGGCTATGCGGATACTCCAACAGCAGTGCTTTGAATGGTTAAGAGCCAATGGGCTTGGCGACCTAATCAAAAGCAATGTTGAGGTTCAGTTTGGTCGTAATGAAGATGACGCATGCAACGCATTCACTGAAGAGTTGCGTGACCGAAAGATTTATTACAAGCGTGCAGTTGGGGTGCATCCGCAATCCCTCAATGCGACTCTTAAAGAGCGGTTGAGTGAAGGCAAAGATGTCCCTGTTGATTTGTTCCGTGTTTACATGGGACGCAGAGCCAACATAAGGAGATAGAATGATGGCAAATGAAGTAGCAACTAAAAAAGAGTCCAATGTCGTAGCCTTTGATGAAAGCATCTTGCTTCAAGACGCAGGTGCAGGCCAAGAAGGCATGAACAAAGAGGACTTGATGATTCCTCGCCTAAGCATTTTGCAACAAATGTCACCACAAGTGAACAAGCGTGATGGTGCATATGTTCAAGGTGCAGAGCCAGGATTCATTCTTGACAATGTAGCCAACATAGCGACTGATGGCGAGAAAGGCATCACAGTGGTGCCAATCAGCTACAGGCGTGCTCACA